TACAGTCTATAAAATGTTTACACTCTTCTTTTAATGGTTCTAATTTTTCAATTTCTATTATTTCCCCTTCAACTTTATTAATAACTGGTATTTGATTTTCCCACTTTATTTCATGGTTATACGAAATAAGTTTATTCTCTACACCATCAAACACAATCATTCTTTTACTACCAACAATAACTAATTTTTGTTCTTTGATTGGGCTAAGCCAATTTACAAATATATGTGTTTTAATACCTGTTCTAAATTCCATTGTTGTTATGGTAACATCGGATATATTTTTTTGTATATAATTTCCACCAGTTGAATTAATTGAAATTGGATAATCATTTAATAATCCAGTGATTACCGAAACATCGTGCGGTGCTAGGGACCAAAACACACTTTCATTTGTTCTTATTTTTCCAATATTTAATCTATTAGAATAGACATAATATATCTTACCTAAATAATTAGAATCGATAAGTTCTTTTAATTTTGTTATGGCAGGGTGATATTGAAGTATATGTCCAACCATTAATATTTTATTTAGATCATTAGATTTTTTGACTAAATCTTCAGCATCTATCAAATTAAGGCATATTGGTTTTTCTATAAATACATCCTTTTTATTTGTTAGTGCCTCTTTTGCTAAACTATAGTGTGAAATTGGTGGGGTGGCAATAACCACACCTTTTATATTTTCATTTTTTAAAACAGAATCATAATTTGTTGTGAATGGAATACTTGGATATAATTTTTGAAAATAATCTTTTTTAGACATATCAGAATCACATATAATAGCCAAAGAATTCAATTCATGAAAACAACGAATAAGATTTTTTCCCCAATACCCTGCACCACAAACTGCTATATTTCCCATTCTTTAGGTTCCTCAATACAAAAATTTCTAAGAGTGTATACTGCACCATATCCTGGTATTTGAATACTCGTTTTTAAAGATCTATCATGATAGTTATATTCGGTTTCGACATTAACATCACTTTCATTTAATTGTCCCTGTTCTATCAATATAGTTTTTATTGAGTTTTTTATATTATTAAAAACATCATCACAAGCAACTTCTCCTACTTGTTCTGCTATATACTCTTTAATATTATCAAAACATTCTTCTAATTCTTTTTTCAATTATTTATTTCTCCTTCTGGATATTTATGAATTATATATGGAAGATCGGTAGCGATTCCAAGTCTTATTCCAAATTTTGATATTTTTTCTTGTGCTAATTCAACAGTCTCGATCATATTAATTGATTGTAGTATCGGTCTTCCAATAACTATATAATCAGCACCATTTTCAAAGGCATCTTCAATAGTTGTGACTCTCTTTTGATCATCTTGTCTTTTTTGTTCTAGTTGAATACCGGGAACTACAAAAACAAAGTTATGATATGAATTTCTTTGGCATTTCAAGTACATTCTACTATCTGTCAAATCTAAACCTGATAAAACAACACCAGCACAATGAGCATCACATGTATCAAGAGTTCTAGTTCTAACAAAGTTAGTCACTCTCATATCATGATGATTATAAACTGGACTACAATCATGTGTCACATCATCATCTTCGAAGCAAGTTAAAACTGTCACACCCAAAATTTTCTTTCTATATTCTTCTGATATTTTATTTAGAATATTACATTGTGAGTGTACTGTTAAGTATCTCGCATACTCTTGAACTTGGTTGATTGCTGCATCTATCGTTCTAGGTATGTCAAAGAACTTTAGATCTAACATGATATCTACATCTTGATCTTTCAACCATTTTAAGAAATCAGTACCACCAACTAGAAAAAGTTGTAATCCAACTTTATAAAATTTAATTTTATCTTTTAATTTATTTACTATATTTTTAGCTTCTTCAACAGTACTAACATCGAGAGCTAATATAATTCTCTTGTTTAACGAATCAGTATTCATTTATTATTCTTCACCTCAGAATGTCCAAATATAAGAATCACTAACTTCTAATTCCTTTTTTTCTATGTTATAAATATATACTCTATTGTCTCTTCTCACATCACTACAACTTGGTAAAATTTGTTTAACAATCACTTCAAAATCTCCAAGTGGTTCACCAGTTTTAGGATCATAAGGACCATTTTGAATAACTGATACTTTCCACTTCAGTCTAATACCTGTATCTGGAGAATATTTAGGAAGATCGTGTTCTTTTAAGAACTTATCTTTGATTTCTCTTTTTTCAAAGTATTTATCAAACACTATAATACACTCCTTAAAGTTTCTAATTTAGACAATTTGTGTCTCGGATATTTATACGCTGGTCCGTGTCCTAGATCGGTTATATTTTCTTTCTTAATCACATCTATTGCTTTTGCCCAACCAGTTACTTCAAATACTGGAAATGTTCCAGTGCAGACAATATAAATGTCAGCATCTTTTAGTGTTTTATCTGGCATCAGTAGTAAGTCACCTTTTGGATTCGAACTATACTTTACATCTATTTTAACACCATGTTCAGAAATCAAATCATGTCCACCATGTCTGGAATGGATTGACAAATCAGGTTGTAATCCTAAATATCTACCAACAGCAATTTCAGTAGCTATGCCATATAAGTCCATTTCTTCTTTACTCATTTTTGTAGTTCGTCTTTTATCAACAACACCATTTTTTCGATTTTCTAATCTTCTAGCTTCACCATATTTTTTTGCCAGTTCCTGATCTGACTCATTCAATAATAATTTCATTCTTATTTATTCCCCAGTGTTTCCCAGTTTTTATTTTATAAATAGTTGATTTACTAATTTTAAATAATTTACAAATTTTGTCTTGAGTTAATTTATTTTCTTTCAGTAGAAAATCTATTTCAGCAACTTGTTCTTTTAGCAATTTATAATTAGGATTATTAGTTCCTTTAACACTTAATTCTTTATTTCTAAATTTTTCTTTTTTTGTTTCACTAATTTTATTTTTAGTTTCTTTGGTATGACTTTTTCCCTTCATTCCAATATGATTTTTACTTATTTTCTTTTTTGTTTCTTCAGATTTACACGTTCCAGTATTATGATTAATTGAGTGTATTGAATGCGACATTAACTCTAGATTACTAATCATATTGTCTTGTTTATTTTCATTTATGTGATGGATATCGTAATTATTTTTTAATTTATAATTATTAAAATTTTCAAAAACGAGATGATGAGTGTATCTAGACTGTTTTTTTTCCATTTTTACACAAACGAACAAGAAGATAACATTTCTTATTTTTTTGTTGTTTTAATATTTTCTCTTTTTTAAATTTTAATGATTTAACTCTACCAAGATTACTAACTTTGTAATCTGGAAAGTCTGTTATAACTTTCCAAACTTCTCCATCTAGATTACTAGTATCTAGAATTTTATATATTTCCAATAAACAGTCTCCTATAAATTTTCTATTATTTTTTTAATTACTTTTCCATCCAACTCTGGAAAATTTTCTTTAATTATTTTGATTGACTCGAATTTATTTCTAAATTTAGTGAAATCAATATTGAGAATTATCCAATTTTTAATATCTTCTGTAGGTGTTTGTTGTGGTAAATAATTTTTTAATATGAGTAAATATTCAGATTCTTTTAAATTTGTTCTTTCAAGATTTTCTTCTTCATACTTGACAAGTTTCTTAAGAACAGATATTGTTTGTTCATCCGTAATGTTCTTATCAAGTCTCTGTAATTCACCATAAATTAATTTTAGTGTATTTGTCTTTTCTTTATTTCTATTCTTAATAGACTCACTTAAATCATTCTTTATTCGTTCTTGTAGTGTCATTTTTCATTCTCCATTCTTAATAAATTTTATCAACTCGAAATCACTTATATCAATGTTACCAGGATACAATCGACAAAAACATTCTAAACATAGACATTTATTGTGATATCTTTTTGGTATTGTATACCAATACTCATCTTTAATAGTCCAAATTATAGATTGATCCCTACCACAATACTTACACGATTGTTTATTTCTTAATTGTAATATTGTAAATACTTTTTTTAGTCTAATTCTGATTATGTCTAATGGTCTAAAAAAATATTTGTCAAAATCTTTATTAAGATTATTCATTAACCTCTTCATAATCTTCTAGTGGATACCATCCGTGACATTTTGGACATATTGTTCTACAAAAAATATCTTCTGGATTTTCATCATTTTCCCAATCAGGTTCGATTGAATCACAATCCATTTCATCTTCAGTACCAATCCAACCGCAATTAAAACATTTATATTTCATTTTATTCTATCTCCTCAAAATTATCTAAAGTACCAACACATTCACAATCAGAACACTTATATGTCCAGTCAGTCCTATCATAATAAGCCGGACATGCTGCAAAATCCATATCATCTTTATAACCAATCCAACCACACTTAGGACATTTATATTTTACTGGTAATTGAATATAATAATTCATACCAGCTATATGATTTGGATCTCTACCAGACTTACGACCGCATCATCAAAATTATCACCTTTAACAATTTCAGTTTCTCCAAATTGCCATGTTATTTTATATTTAATTTTCCTATATCCTTTCTATAATACATTCCTTCAAAATTTATTTTCTGAATCTCATTATAAACATTCTTTATACTTTCTTCTCTATCTTTTCCAAAGGAAGTAACACTCAATACTCTTCCACCATTAGTGTAGTACTTATCATCTTTTAGTATTGTACCAGAATGAAAGATATAAGAATCTTTAATATTTTCTAATCCTGTTATTTCTTTTCCAGTCTCATATTTCTCAGGATAACCTTTTGATGATAATACAACACAAGTTGCGTATTTATTTTCCCACTCTAATTTAATTTCAGATAACTTATTATTGATAACTGCTTCTATAACATCGATTAGATTATTTTTCATTAGTGGTAGGATAGATTGGATTTCAGGATCACCCATACGGCAATTATATTCTAGTACAAATGGTTCATTATTTTGAATCATCAATCCAATAAATAATATACCATGATAATTTAACTGTTCTTTTTCCATTCCTTTGAGTGTAGGAATAACAATTTTATTCAATATTTTTTGATTTAAAGTATAACCTATATTAACAGGTGCTATTGCTCCCATACCACCAGTATTCTCGCCTTTATCATTATCAAATATTCTCTTATGATCTTTGGCATAAATCATTGGAATATATTGATCATTATTCACAAATAATAATAATGATAATTCAAAACCATCTAATTTTTCTTCTATAATTATTTTACTACCAGCTTCACCAAATTTTTGGTCATTCATAAGCGTCTGAACGGCCATTAAAGCGTCTGTTTTAGAATAAGATATGAATACACCTTTACCCATAGACAATCCATCAGCTTTGATTACAAGTGGCTTTCCTGTGGTGTTAACATACTCGATTGCATCATTATAATCATAAAAAGTGTGATACTTAGCAGTTGGAATATTATATTTTTTCATGAAGTTTTTAGCAAAAATCTTGCTTGATTCTATTTTGGAAGATTTTTGGGTAGGACCAAATATTTTTAAATTATATTTTTGAAACTCATCTACTATACCTAGAGACAGAGGTAGCTCTGTTCCTACGATTGTTATATCAATATTTTTTTCGTTGACAAATTTTATAATTTCATTAAAATCTAATACATCAATATTAATACATTCAGCTAACTTAGATATACCACCGTTTCCTGATAAACAGTATATTTTTGATATATTCTTATCTTGTGATAATTTCCAACATATGGCATTTTCACGACCACCACTACCAATAATTAATACTTTCATAAATTTGTCCAAGTTTCATTATTTTTTATTTTATAAATTTGACATAATGACATATCAAACATCCAAGATAGTTGTTTTGGCGTATATAATTTTAATTCTAATGATTTTCTAATATCATAAATATCTTGATTTGATAATTTGTGATTTGGATGACGCTCTCCACTTCTATTTGGTTGGCTTAAACTAATTTTATTTTTGTGTTCCACCGAAAGATGTTTTCCAAAATTTGGATTATTTTGTTCAATCATGTGAAATTCTCTATGATATTTTTTAGTCATCTTTTCTAAATTTATGTAATAATTATTTTCTTTATTTTCATCTTTATGATGAACACATTCTATATTTTTTAATTTATAATTATAAAAAGTTTCATATAATAAGACATGAACTACTTTGGTTTTACGTTCTTTATTTTTAGTTAATTTAACTTGTAAATAACCTCTGTGATTTATTTTTTGTTTTAATATTTTTAATTTATGATTCCATTCATCTGAAATAATTCGTTTAACTCTTCCTAAATTACTCACAGAATAATCTGGAAAATCATCTATAACTTTCCAGATTTCTCCATCCAAGTTATTAATATCTAAATTTTCATAAACATTCATTCATTCTTCTCCATGTTGATAGTTTCTCTATAGAATAAATCATTCATAAGTTCGTTTATATCACTACGCATTTCATTTATGACTTCAGTTATTTCGTTTATTTTTTGAAATAGTACTTTGTCATTTCCAAAATAAAATTCTTCATGTTCTATTTTATTAATCATTCTTTATTTTCTATTTTCTTTATAGTCTGTCCTTTTAATAAAGAAAATAACTCCTTTTCCATACTACCAAGATTTTCATTGATTCTATCAATCTTAAAATATATATCATCTATCTTTCTATGTAGTTGCATTATTTCCATTTCAGCTTTTTGATTTATTATATATTCTTTTTCATCTCTGATTCGATCTCTTGCTTCTTGTCTATTTGCTGTCATAAGGATGATTGGTGCTTGGACTGATGCTAAACAGGATAAACAGAGATTTAATAAAATAAAGGGATATGGATCAAATGGATGAATAAAGAAAACGATATTCAGAGTGATCCATATCATTAAAAAAATAAAAAATGAAATAATAAATAACCAACTACCACCAAACTCAGCTATCTTGTCTGAGACTTTTTCTCCGAAAGTTGAGGGTTTGTCCATATCTTTAATCATATAAAAACTCCTGTTATCTAATAAGTTAAATAATATCAATTTGTTTTAATCTTTCTCTAAACCCTTTATTTTTTGAACCGTTTTTACACTAACATTATGTCTTTTTCCAATTTCTCTATATGTTAAAACACACTCTTTTATATCTAATCTAATTTCAGCAACTTTTTGATTTGATATTTTATTTGGTTGACTTTCGCTTATTTTATTTCTTGTCTCCTCTGAATGATGTTTTCCAACCATTCCAACATGATGTTCACTTATTTTCTTTTTAGTTTTTTCCGAATAATTTTTACCATGAAGACTTTTATGTTCAGATTTTGACATTAACTTTAAATTTTCAAAAATATTATTTTCTTGATTGAAATCAATGTGGTGAATACAATCATTATGTTTTAATTTATAATTATTGTGAGTTTCGAAAACTAGTATATGAACTCTCTTAGAGTTACACTTTCCGTCTTTTGATATATTAACTTGAAGATATTCACCTCGTTTTTGTTGTTTTAGTATTCTTTCTTTTCCAAACTTTAGTGATTTAATTCTACCATAATTACTAACTTGATAGTCTGGATAGTCTTCTATGGTTTTCCAAATTTCATTTTTCATGTTTAATTCTCCAATATACTTTTTAATAACTCAGCAATCAAATCTAATAATTTGTTATAATCTTCAGTTTTTAATTTTGTCATAAAATAATTTTTCTTCACAACAATAATCAAGACAGGTTTTAATTCTAGGAGACAATTTAGGAGAGTATGTATCATCATCACAAGTATCTATATCTTTAAGACACAACTCAACAGATTCGTCACATATTAGACGAGATCCATACATACATGTAGAGCATACCTTATTCATTCTCACATTCTCTTTTAGTTTCCAATTCATCAATTACTCCTCACATTGCTTTATCCAACTCTTCTCTAAATTTAAAATTCTTTTCAACTTCTTCAACTAGTGATTCGAAACGGTACTTCCGCTTTTTAAATCGTTCTTTTAAATCTTGAATCGTTTTCTTGGATTTTTCTTCATCATATGGTTCTACTTCAAAAGTTATTTTCATAATATTTCATTTGCCCTTTCTACTATACTTTTCACTCTCCAAGGTCTGAGAGCTTTAACCGAACCTATCTCAATTGCTGACGCACCAACATCTTTATACATATCAACATCATTCTTATGGAGAATACCACCACATGCTTTGATTGGATAATCTGGATAATAGTTTTTAAAATGTTTTATCCAGTTTAGTACAAATGGTTTTATAGGATTACCAGATAAACCACCTTGATTTGGATACTTTGATAATTTATATTTTGACCAATTTATTTTATCTGGAAAAGAACCATATGGGATTGTATTAGAACATGTGATAATATCACACATAAAAGCACAATTTTCTAATTTTTCTGGTGGAACTAATATATTTATCTTAACATCGATGAATGTATTCAATTCTTTCAAAGTGATAACATACTCTAATAGATCCTGAATGTACTCATCAATAGAAATTCCCGTATTTGGACAACTAACATTTAATTGAATACCAACTTGTCCTGGATGTGGAAATGTACTCATATAATTTGAAATAATTTTCATCATTTCATATATTTCTTGTAATCGATCATTTCTTGTTTTTCCAACTGGAATAATCGATAAAAGAATTGGTGGTTCTAATTTCTGCCAGATATTCATCTTAAACATAGATTCAATACCAGGATTAGAAACACCAACAGCATTCATCATAGCACCACTGAACGGATATACTCTAACACATGATGGGAAATATTCTTTTGGTTGTAAATTATCTTTTAATGGTAAATTGCCATCACGACTATTAAGTGTAACAGTTTTTAATATAAGAGTCGCACCTTTAAATGAGTATCTTGGTATGATATTTAAAATTTTATCATACCAGTAACCATCGCCGTCTAGTCCTTTTGCTCCAGATGTTATAAATACTTTACCAAATACATCTAAAAAATCACTTTTTACTTCCATATTTTATCTCTCTAATAAATTTTAGATTTTTTTCTCTTTTGATTAATAATTTCTCTCTGTAGTCTTTTAATACAGCTCCAGCCCATTTACCTAGTTCTAGTGTTTTTTCTATTTTAGAATCGTTCATTTAATTCATTTACAAATTTATAATAACAATCATAACAAAGATCAATGCGTTTTTTAATTAAACTTTTATCTGATTTGTTTTCATCCCATTGATGATTAGCGGTTACATCTATTTTAACCATGTGACAGCCATGTTCATATTGTACTAAAAGAATGTCCGTCATCAACTTTATGATGAACGTGAATTTCATAATTTATTTTTTTGTCATGTTTATGTAAATAGTTGTATAAAAGATCATGAACCATCTTAATCCAGCCTTCTGGTATGTATTGACACTGAATATACAATTCATGTCCACAAGAACATTCAGTATTAACGCCATTATTTCTTAAATATTTAATAAGATCTTTTAGTGGTTCTTCTATATTTTCACTATACCAATCATTTGACTTCATAACTTCTTTTACAGCTCTCTCATAGTCTTCTTT